GCGTCCAAGGCAACCCCAGCTTCAGCAGACCTCCTGCTGATCGAGGACAGCGCAGCCGCCAACGCCAAGAAAAGCGTTCAGATAGGTGACCTGCCAAACGCCATAGCATGCTGCGTATTCGGGGCCAAGTCAGACGGGCTTGGCAGGTTCTTGCTTGCGAATGGCAAAAGCAGCGACGCAGACGACACCACAAAGCCGAAGACGCGGCAGCCTGTGGCCCTTGCGGGGACGCTGACAAAGCTGGCATATCAAACAAAAGAGGCCGACACGACGACCCAGATGAAGGTTCACGTCAACGGAGTAGTCCAGGCGACCGTCTTGCTGGCGAACGTGAATGCCAACTTTGGCGGCGTGGAAGCGATAAGCGTTAGCGTCGCCGCCGGTGACTACGTCGAGCTAGAGTACGACGCCGGACAAAAGCCGGACGAGTGCACCATGTACGTTCTCCAGGAGATCCCATGATCGTAGGGATTGTGAGGGTTGACACGGGAGTCGTCCCGCTCGAAGAGTTCAGGCCAGCCGAGGATACGTCTACCGCCGTGACTGATTTCTGCAGCAGCAATACGCCTTCGCTTGACCCGAACGATTACCTTGGCGTGGACGGGTCCGGCGTGGACCTATCAAAGTCGTGGGCTTGGGACTTTGGACCTGGCTCTCTTGTCGAGGTTCTCTGGCGATCTGCTTCGCTAGAGGCCATTGAGGCTCACTGCGAAGAAAGGACAGCGGCTATCTCAGGGGTCTCTGAGGAGCGAGCCCTGGCGGATAGCTATGTCGACGCGGTCAATGCCTCCACGTCAGAGGCAGAGGCTGAGGCTGCCGCGGCTCCTTACCTTGCGCTGCCGTGACGCTCGTCAGCCCACAGACAGAGCTCGACAGGCTCCATGAGCACAGCGCTAAGGAGCTTGCGCGCTATCTCGCCCTGATTCAGCGCGCGCGACTCGCCGGAGACCTGGACCTCATGGACCGGCGTATTAACCGACTCGGCGAGAAGCTGGGCGCAATGCTAGCTGCGGCAGACCTTCTCGGGCGACGGCGGCTCCTGCTGGAGCTGCGCAGCATTGGCTCCCATGCTCCCGTGACTGGCGCTCAGTTCGCGGCTACGCCTATCGTGCCTCCGCTCGAGGCAATCAAGGACATTCTGAGCAGGCATCCAGTCCTCGCCGAGGGCTGGAAGGAGACGGCAGCAGCGTGGAATGCTCATGGGTTCGCGCTGGCTCGGTCCTCGTCGCTGACGGTAACGAAGAGCGTTCAGGACTCCATTGTGCGATTTCTGCGAGGAGGTCTAGACCTCGACCAGGCGCAGGGAATGATCCGACGCCAAATGACAGCAGGCGGAACACCGTTCACCCGTGCTTACTCGGAGACGGTGTTTCGCACGGTCACCAGCTCGGCCTATCAGGCAGGCAGGGCAGACCAAGCGCAGAAGCCAGCCGTTCTCAGGGCCGCTAGCGGGTGGAGGTATCAAGCCACGCTAGATAGTGACGTGCGCGAGAATCACAAAGCCGGCGACGATTTTATCGCCCATACGCAGGACCCTGTCTGGGCTGCTCACGCTCCGCCCAATGGGTTCAACTGTCGCTGCACGGTCGAGCTCGTCCCGACGTCGCTAATGGTCGAGCTGGGACTGAGCCACGAGGACGGGTCACTCAGGCGCCTACAGCATGCTCCGGTACGATTCGTGCCAGATCCTGGATTCACGAAGGCGGTAGGGGTCTAGCGGTGTCCGCGCGGATCTGCCCTGGGAGGCGGCTCGGGTTCGTCCTCTAGGCAGCGCTCGAGACGCAGGCGAAGCCATTCGCTAACCGACCTGCGCTCCGCTAGAGCCCTTCGCAGCACCGCAGCCTTTTGGTCTGCAGTGCAGCGCATGCCCAGATGCTGGTTTGCGTTCTTTTCTCCGCGGTCCATGTTTACAAGGTATACGTCGACAGCGACAGAGTCTAGGGCATACGTTCCATGCGTGATCAGAGAGCGCTATTGCATTCCAATTCCCGGCGGACAGTCGCAGCTGTTTCAGGCGGAGACCGAGGATGCTTCGACCGAGGGCGCACCTGACGCCGTCCCTCTTTATCGGGCGTCCAAGGCGCAGGACGGGACATACACGATCTTCGACGTGCCTATCTTCGCAGCTCACGTTGAGGAGCGCGCGGACGGGCGCGAGATAGACTTCGGCTCAGACTGGCTACATGGAGCCCTCGATACAGCCAGGCGCAGGCAAGCCGAGGGATACATGGCTCCCTTGCATGTGCGCCACCATGGCGACGGCGAGGTCGAGGCGGCCGGCAAATTCAGAATGCATCGGGTCGGGAAGATCACGCACGACGGCCAGGAGGTTGATGCGCTATTCGCTGACCTCGTGGGCGTTCGGCCGGAGATATTCCAGCGGATTATGCGCGGCGAGCTGTCCTATCGCAGCGTTGAGATCCTAGACGTCAACCGGCAGGAGGTCGACTCTCTCGCCCTGCTGGACGACGAGGTGCCGTTCTTTCGTTTTCCCCTTCTGCGTGTTGCCGTTGATCGCGAACCCAGCGCCGCGGTTGGCGGTGACGCGCTGATTACGCTCGCTATGTCTGCGAGTGGGGGACCGGCACGCTACTACACGGCGAGCGGTGCAGGCCGAGGGACTGCCGCACTGTTCAGGTTCAAGGAGCAGACCATGACGATTGAGCACGCAGACGCAAAGGCTACGGACCCCACCACCAAGGCAGCCAACGCAGAGCAGCTGCTAATGCAAATCTTCTCAATGCTGCAGCAGGCAATGGGGCCGCAGGCACAGCAGCCGGAGCCGCCAGCGCAGGCGCCACAGGCCCCCATGGCAGCCATGCAGCCGCCCATGCAGCCGCAGCAAGGCCCTGGCCCCGTTGAGCAACAGCCCCCCGTCCAGCGCGCTACGCCTATCGGCTCGGTCATGAACAGCTTCTCTGCTGACGACAGCGACAGCCTCGCAGCTGAGGGAGCCGTCGACGGATTGGCCGCTCGCATGGCCGCCATGGAGAGCAAGTTTGCAGCGTCCGAGCGACAGAACGCTATCGAACGTCGCGCTACGGAGCTGGCGACGCGTGGATTCTCCGCCGAGCAGGTGAGCAAGTTCCGCGGCGTGGCTTCCGAGCATGGCCTGGATGGGGCAAACGTCTACGCGCAGGCGCTCGAGGACCACGGCCCCAGTGTCCCGCCCGCGCATTGGACCGGAGAGATTCACGGCGAGGCGCCTGACGACCCCGCGGTGAGCAAGTTCGCGGCACAGGGACCGGAGGCGCTGGCCAAGGCCCGCGAGCTCCACTCTAGCTGGCGCAGGACCGGCAGCACGGTGGACTTCGAGACCTACTACCAGATCAACAGCAACCCCGACGCCTACCTCGGGATTGGTCGCTAAGGAGGACCCATGACAGACCTGACCGCGAGTGCCCTTAATCGGGAATCGGTGGACCCAAAGCGCCTCGGTCATGAGGTGGCGAATACGGTCCAGAGCTTTGCTGGTGCGCTTGGTGCCCTGGCTGGCAACTTGGCCGCGGCTAACCAAGGCTTCGCCGTCGCCGGCTACGACAACTTGGTCGGGATTATCCCGCTGGGTGGCGCCTGGAGTGACGAGAAGCTCGGCGACACAACCAGCACGACGCTCCCCGACCCGGAGAACAACGCCACGATCCAGGGGCGCGTTCTGCGCGACGCGGCGGTGACTGGCGCCACGAACAACGCGACCGACCTGGGCAAGGTCGTCTTCAACGACTCGAACGGCCCTCCCTACCTGCTGGCCGATCCCGGCAACGCCCTACCGTTGGGCGTCGTGATCAACGTTTCATCGGCAGGTATCGCCGACTTGTACATGTTCGGTTTTGAGACGCTTTGCGTTCTCGGGCTGCTCACGAGGACCGTCTACGCCGCTGGAGCGGGTGGCGACTTCAGCAGCTGGGGCACCGACGTAGGCAACCCGTAGGAGATCAACGCGCGCAGGCGCAGGAGTAAACCATGCCCGAAGTTGTCCTGACGAGTGACGATCTCTTCCGCGACATTAACGCAACGTTCCTCAGCACGTACGCCGACACGGTTGGACGTCACCAGTCGCTTCCCGGCGCAATGCGCTTGGCAGTGCCGTCGTCCAAGAGACGAGAGCGGTTCGGCTACTACGAGAGCCCTCCGGTTATCGAGCGGATCGACCGAGGCGAGGCAATCGTCGAGGACGCCTACCGCGCGATCAGCTACACGGTCGAGAACCTGACCTGGGGCAAGGCGATCGGCTTCCATGAGGAGGACGTCGAGGACGTCCAGCTCGGCGACCTGCGCGAGGTCGCTCGGCGCCTGGCGATTCGTGCTGCGCAGCTCCCCGAGCAGGTGTTCTTTCAGATTCTGCAAGGGACTGCGAGCTCGATCCTGCTCAAGAAGATCCCAACGGCTCCCGACGGCGCAGCGCTCTACGCTACGACTGCCGGCGGTAACCCGCGGTTCGGCGTTGCCAACGGTAACCTGTTGACGGGGACCGGCGTCGCCACGTCGGGCGCGGTCCGCTCTGACCTGTGGAGCGCGATCGAGCAGGCCAAGCTCTTCCAGGACACCGAGGGTGAGCCGTTGCTTGCTGACGGCGACATTGACGCCGGCATGCTCGTGATATACGGCGCTGGAAACGAGGAGGTGTTCCGGGAGGCATTCCTTCAAGGCCGCACGGTTGACCGCGGCGGCGGCGGCCAGTCCGTCACGAACACGATCCTCGAGAGCGGGATGAACGTCAGTCTGTGGTCCACTCAGCGGATCGCGGATAACGACTGGTACGTGTTCTTCACCGGCTGCGAGCCTAAGCCTGTCTTCGAGACCATGCGGCGAGCTCCGCGCATGATCGACGAGACGCGGGACAACTCCGAGCGCGCACGGCGCAACCGGATCCTTGCCACGCTGCTGGACATGCGAGCCGGATACGGCGTGAATACCGCCTACGGCACCGTCAAGATCAACAACTAACAATCCACCGCCGCGGCCACAGCCGTAGTAGCAAAGGAGACTGCTCATGGTGCACGCTGTTCCACTCGTGGGAGGCGAGACGCTGTATAGGATCGGAGTCAACGCAGACTGCCCAATCCACCAGATATTCGCCGGAGGGCAGTGCTTTCCTCGTCGGAGCCAAAAGGTATCCGGCTACGGAGCAGAGACCGAGCGAGTAGACCTCCAGGGCGCCTATGTGCGTATGCAGGCGGGCCAGCTCGAGCGCTGCATTGAGGAGGCGCAACACAAGATTATACGAACGACCCGAGGCCGAAAGGCCAGGGCCAGGGTCTACGACAAGCGCTCCCGCAACTGGCGGCCAATGCCGGGCGATATGCCGGTGATCCAGTTTATGTGGTTCGAGCTCGTCGAGGGCAATGACCCGCACCTCCCGCTACAGAAGAAGACGATCGCCGACGTGCTGAAAGAGCAGACCTCCAGCAAGGCGCCCGAGTCCGGACGCCGTCGCCGGAGCTCGTCCAAGGAGTAAGCCACTGTGGCGAGCCCGACCGAAGCCGAGCTAAACGCACAATGGCAGAATGCCGTCGCGCTACTTGACCATCTTCTGGCTGCGCAGACTGTCGTGGCTGACGAGGACACCTATACGCAAAGCCTGGAGTCAGATTTCGCGGCGTCTCAGGCCCAGGGTGCTCGGCTATTTCGTCAGCGGGTGGCGGCGGCTATCAGCTCGGGTGGCGCGGTTCAGTCTCCGGTCCTTACGGCATTCACGCATCACATTGTCCAACTGCCAGAGCGCAGCGCACAGCGGGCGCTGGACCGTATCTATCAGTACTTCGTAGACAATGCGCGGACGGTCCAGGCTCGGAATATCACCTATGGAGCTATCCCGTCGTTTGGCGCAAACAAGGGCGTCCTGGTCCGGCTGACGCAGGACGAGAACGGCTTCCCACTAGAGAACGAATTCGTCGAGACGAAGACATTCAAGTGCATTCGTGACGAGAACACAGGCGCCGATAGGCACCAGGAGGTCTTCGAGGCTGCCGGGGCTGCGGGTGGAGTTGATTCGCTAGACACCAGCGGCTCGGGAGCCGTCGTTAGGAATTTCCGCGCGCGCACGTCTAACGATTCGCTGTTGCGCAATCCGACATTCTCCAGCTTCTCGATCCAGGGCGTATTCGCGGCAGGACTCTACACACTGCAAGCTGGCGACACGATCACCGGATGGACGCTCGACGTCACCACGAATTTCCAGCTAGACCAGAACGATTACGCGCGGGACGTGGTCGGAGACCCGCAGCCTACGTCGCTGGTGTTCCTGGCGAATTCGTCAGCCACTCAGACATTCCAGGCCAATCGGCTACAGCTCAGCACGGCTACCCCGTACCTATTCGCCTGCTGGGTGTTGCCCAGCACCGGGACGACGGCCGGGACGCTGACGATAACCATCGGCTCCATATCTCAGGCGTTTGACATTGCGGCCATGGTAGTCAACGCTTGGAATCTAGTTGTGTTTGACCGCGACAGTGACTTGTGGCCGGCGTCATTCAATCTTGAGGACGCCTCGGTATCTATCGTGCTGACGCTGCTGGCTGGCGGAACAGGCGTCAAGGTTGACGAGGT